CAGCTACCAGGGTCTCCAGGGTTTTGGGGTACGTGTATATTATTCCATTGCAGACGAATTTTATCTACAGCCTGTCGATTAAGTGCGCCACCCCCTGCTAGTGCTAAGTTAGGGCTTTTGGTTTTCCATTGAGCCCATGTACTAAGTCCACTAACTGCTTCCTCAAAAACTTTTTGGGTAGTTGCTGCAAGTCTACCCATAGCTTCATTATCAGTAGCTTCAGGTAAAAACCAATTACACCCTCGGTGTAAATTAGTCTTAAACTTCCAGGCTGGGTTACTAGCTGTGGGAATTTTTAGTATAATCTCGTCCATCATTGCACTTCTGTAATACTCAGGGTCATGATCTTTACCCATGCCAGCTATCATATATTCATCTCTTTGTGCAACGCCACCAACACGTTGAGTCATTGAAGAGTAAAATAAACCTGGGCTATGTGGATAACTTTGACTGTAAATCTTTTTTAGTTTATTGTTCTTTCCATGCCATATGGTTAGTGTTTCAAATTCACCAATACTATCTAAGCATATTACAGCACAGTTGTCATGTGGCTGAGTGTAATAAGCATATGCTGCATGTGAATGGTGATGCTGAGTGTACTGTATTGGACGAACAATATTGTGTTCATAAAGATATGAAGCTATATCGTTCTCTTTGCCTAACCAACCTTGTCCTGCTCGCCATTGTCTAATAGTTTTTAAGAAAGGACGTTCATACCAAATAATTTCTTTTGGTGCTCCAAATTTAAGTGCCTTTTTAATTAGTTTCTTATTTAGATGAGGATCGTTAGGCACACCGCTAAAATCTTTAGCAAGTGCTGCCCATAACAATTTTTCATTATTAAATACTGCTAAACTAGCATCGTGGCTATTGCCAACTATCCCCCAGATAATCATTTGTAAATAAACGGGTCCTGTTCCCGTAACTTCTTTATACGTTTTCTAAATTCTATTTCTTCTTTAATCTTTCTATATGGCCATGTAATAATAGACCATAAAAACTTCAATACTTTTTTAATTGTTTTCATTAGTTACTCCCAAACCATTTTTTTGCTTTTAACCTAATTTTAAGTGCGCTATCTGTAGCTTCACTTGCTATACTATGTAATGTATACAGTCTACCGTACTTATCTACAGCATCGCCGATATCATTAATACCTTTAGCCCAGGTTGGTAAACTAACATGCCAGCCTAGTTCAATAGCACGTTCAACTAGTTTGCTTCCTGCTTTATCTCTATCAGGTACAACAATAATATCCTTCTGTAATCTATTTAGTAGCATAGATTGCTGATCGCTTATTTCACTGCCTCCTAACGCACATCCTTCTATATGTATAGCATCAATCTGGCCTTCGCATACAATAGCAAATACTTTATTATATGTTTGATCATCTAAGCCGTACACAAACCCAGGCTGTACTTCTGTTAAGTACTTAGGCTTTTTATCTTCAAGTATACTACGACCAGTCCATCCTACTATGTTACCTTCATAATAAAATGGTATAATTAATCTATCACGATATCCTAGACTCGGCGACCAGTAATAATCTGTGTCATCTAGATTTAGTCTACGTTGTGCCATATACTCTAATATAGCCAAACTATATTTGTTGAAATCTGTAATATCAGCAACTTTAATTGCATCGTCTGGTAACGGAACTGTATTGAACGAAGGTAGTTCAGCAATACGTTCTTTTGCTTGCACACCTTCGTTCTCTCTCATCACTTCAAGTGCCACCTTATTGATTATATCGTCAGGCGCTCCCATCCATTGCAGGAGCCTTCGCAGTTTATGTGAAAAGTTACGCCCTGGTTGCCATGAAGCTTTAAATCCGCAGTTAAAACAGTGATAGCTTATGCCTCCGTCTGCGTTATCTATAAGTCCTCCTCTGCCTCTATTATCAGCGGCATGTCCGTTATGATGACAGCAGGGCGCATTGAATGATAGCCAGCCACTAGGAGTTGTTTTTCTCTTAGAAGGTAAGTATGTCAGAACTGTTTCGCTTACTACACTCATACTATTATTATAGCGTAGTTATGCTAGTTTGTCAATCAATTTCTAACTAGAATTTGTGTGATTTTATCTGCTGGATTTGCTGTTACTTTGAATCGTAAGTGACTAAACACTCCGTTAAAGTTTACTGGTGTTGGCATAGTTTCATTACCAGTAAATGTCAACGTTGCTATGTCAGCCCAGCTAGTAGTATCTGATACTTGATTATCTAAAGTAGCTTGTACTACAAGATCACCAATGTATGATGCTGTATACGCTGCTGCTGTATGCAGAGCTTCGTTGCCGTTGATACCTGGTTGTGCGTCAATTGTACTGCTATACCATGTGTTAACTCCAACACCTTCTTGTTGGAATGATGCTATTGATCGCGTAGCAAGAGGACCAGGGAATGTTTTTGCGTTGACATAGATAGTTGCGTCATTGTCAAAGTTACTGTGCGAGTAAGTAAGAACCTTATCACCATCTGCTTCTTGTAAGTATATGTTGTAACTTAAATACTGTTGTTTAATATTAAGTAGATCATTTTCAGTAACAGTTACACTAAACTTGCCGCGTTTTGGTACGCTGCCGTCGTCTAAAATAGTTGCATCTTTTTCTAATACCATATTATTAGCTTCGTCAAATGCGACAAATTTTGGTGTGTAAGTTGATATGTTTATAGGTCTTTGATCTGCATTATATGTTCTAAATTCTAATACATTATCGATGCCTTTATATACTTGAAGTTGTTTGCTATACACTGGTCTATACTCCGTTACGAATCCAGCCACATCTGCTACTATGGTGGTTATATTTTTTACTAAATATCTAGGTACTAATTGCATATTATATTTATCGGAAAAACATGTTAACAAAAGACATACAAGAAAATTTTCCTTTTTTAAGCGTTGTAACTTATGGCGGCAACGAATATATCGGGATTGTTATAAATCAAGACGCTACTGTTACAAGCATGTACGTGTATACTGATTTGAAAACTAGAGAAGATGAACTAAAGTTTTTAGAGTTAGGTGATGTATGGTGGTGGGAATCAAATCGTTTGATTCCGATCAACATCTTTCTAAAGAAAGAAATGGACATTTTTAAGTATTCTATTATTACTATGAATAGTAAAGATGTCAGAGTAACATTAGGACCTTGTGTAAATTTAAATAATCTAACAGTCAAACGAATAAAAAGACGTAGTGTACAACTAGTACGTAAACCTAAGAACTAACCTTTTCGCATATTAAATTCATATGCACTACAACAGCCATTGCATAAGAAACAGCATGTGCTTTCTTAAAGTAATAACTATTGTCCGTTGGTTTAATCCAAACTTCCTTCATCACCTTTTCCCAAGTTTCTCCGACTAAGTGTCTTTTGGCTGGACGTATCATTGCTAGTACTGCCGCTAGTTGTTCTATTGTTTTCGGACGCATTGTCTTTAATATAGTTCCATGTCCTGCGACGTGAAATACTAGACTGCTGAAATCGTCGTGTTCGAGGAGTTCCCATTGTGGTTCCTTAGTCATTAGTTGTTGAAGATGTTCCTCATTTGTAACATCTTTGTATATACTTACATTTAAAAAATCTAATTTAAAATAGCCACGTTCGTCAGCAGTCTTGTGTTCAATAGTACTTAGATTATCTACTGGGTTGTGCGGAATCTCAGTAGCATATACTCCAGTATTATGTTTTTTGCCCGTGTTTAATTTTGCCACACGATGTGTAAGTTTAGATAGTATTACATCTCGATCAGCAAAATCTATATCAATATCAGGCAACTTTCTTCTCCATCTTACGTGCTTTTTTCTTTGCCATATCCCATTTTATTTTACTACATCTATCTTTCATAGTAATACCCAAACAATGATCCAATTCGTGTAGATAAACTCTAGCACTATATCCTGTAATTTTAACCGTTTGTTTCTTTAAAAATTCGTCATAGTATTCTGCAAGTATTTCAGCTGGACGTTTTACTTTTACAAACATACCAGGAAAACTTAAACAACCTTCAATCTCTGTACTAACTTCTTCTGTATATTGTAGCACAGTTGGGTTAATATGTAAAGTAACATTTTCAGCTTTGTCACCCATTGTAAACACTTTATAGTCCAAGCCGACTTGTGATGCTGTTAATCCTATGCCGTTGTTTAACAGCATAGCTACAGCCATATCTTTTTTTAGGCGCAAAGGATCAAACTGCGGTTCTTCAATATTTACATCTTGTAATTCTTTACTTAGAATAGGATCTGGATAATATACTAATTCCATAATTTATTTCCTTTTTGTGGATGTGCCGCTAGTGCGGCGAACAATGTCATCGTGATTAAATTCTGCCCAGTACAGTTCAAAAGCAACACCATCCTCTAAACCTTCAAACTGATGTACCTTGCCAGGCTTTACTTGTGTAAAGTCTCCAGCTTCAAGAATAGTTTCATCAACTAGTCCTTGATCATCTTGCCAAACACGTACAATCATTTTTCCTGACTCTACATAAAATCCATTCCATTTAAACTGATGCTCGTGTTCTGAACACTTGTATCCTGCTTTATATTCAATACGGTGAAATTCTAACACACCGTTTGCGTGAATCAGTTCTGTCTGACCCCAAATTTTTCCTGCTTTCATAACTTTGATTCCTTTGCTATATCTTTAACTAACTGCATATCATTTGGAAGCCTTTTGAAGCGCATGGCCCAATGTTGTGGATTAATAACATGATATACAAGGCTAAGCTGCTCATCAGTAAACTTACTTAGCATGTCTTTACCGCTCTTACAATTAAGTATTAGCCATGGAGATATTTTTCCGTCTTTAATATCCCATACCGCTTTGTTAAGACTTACATGATGAAAGTAATGATTCCATGGAGCACTTTTGTCTTCTGCCCATTCCATCATTGTTTTAACACTTCTTTCTAATGCTGTAGTCACATCTTCTTTAAGTATGAACTCTAATACATACTTTTCATATAATTCGTCTCTGGCCCAGTGATCTAATTTAACTCCACTAGTTACAACGTAGTCAATATATTTTTCAGGATATAAAGGACGCACATTGCTAATAAAGGAGCCAAACTTAACAAAAGCATTATAATAGGGTGACCCGACAAAATCTTCATACGTTTTTTCTTTTTTGTTCCCTGCTGAGAGGGTGTAGAATCTTTGGAATGCATATAAACCGTACCTCACTCTTTTTTCATCTTTTTGTAGCCAACGTCTTTTTGGCTCACACATATGCGCGGCTAATGTTTTTTCTTTCATATAACCGTTGCCGCAATATTCGCATTTGTATGGCTTTTCAGAGTTTGACATCGATGTCATATTCTTTAGCCAATTCTTTGAGTTCTTTTTTTGTAGATAATCTAGCAAGTAACTCTACCTCATCTGTTTTCATATTAGGATATATTTTTTCTAGCAGTTTTACGCCTTTACTATTATCGCCTGACTTTTTCTTAAAGCCAATCCATACATGTCGTCTTATATCACTGTTTGCGTTATGCAGAGAACATAGTAACTGCCATTGTAGTTTAGGATGTCGTGCTCCTAGCTCATTCCAGTTTTTGTTATAGATTTGATTAGTCATAACAACAGCAAGTTCTTGTGCTTCTCTGCTGCCTGCAACTGAACTTGCATATCTATTCAACAGCCAAAAGTTTACACCTTTTTTCTGTTCGTCTGTAAGTTCGTCCCAAACACCTTTAGCATTGCTGTCTAAACATGCTAGTACATCTTTTACTGGAAATGCTTGCTGTGCCATTCTTCTACATCCTCTGGAGAATTTATTTCTACTCCATTATATTGTACACTCAAACAACCAATTTGCCAACCGTTTTTTAACCAACGTAGTTGTTCTAATTTTTCTACTTGTTCTTCTTGTGTTACTTCTAGTCCACTATACATTTCTAACGGATTACGTTTGTATCCATATACTCCTAAGTGCCAGTCGCCGTAACCAGTCATGCCTCTACCAAACCATAGTGCTTGATCACCACCGCGTACCATCTTAACTGAGTTTGGATCGTTTTGTTTATCCTCAGGCATGTCTGTAAATATTGTTGTTACTGAATAATTCTTAAGGTGCCAAAGTACTTGTTGAATCAATGCAACAGTTACATCGGGCATGTCGCCTTGTACGTTTATAAACTGATCGTACTTGTCAAACATTGCATTCTTAATTGCGCCTGCGCATCTTTCTGTACCGTTTTCGTATTTTGCCGAATCTAACAATACATGTTCTGGATCAAATTTATCAGCAATACGATCGTCATCAGTAAGCACGTATGTTGGTATCTTAGACGCAACACAAGCGTCATACACACGTTTTATCATAGGAACGCCATCTAACTGTATTAAAGGCTTTCCGGGCAGGCGTGTGCTTGCGTAACGTGCTGGAATTAGTATTGCTGTTTTCTTCATTCTACTTACGTGTCCGTGTTGCAATCAAATTGATAAGTTCTTGCTGCTCATCATATAATCGTCTAGATACACGTAATACATCTAATGTCTTAAAACGGCCTTTGCCATCTTTTTTACATTCGCGATTAATAATTTCCATATACGGAGACTTCTCTTTTTTCATTCTACTGCCTTTCTAATTGCAATAATATCTTTAACAACCTTTTCAAAGTCGTCTAAGCGTAACATATTTGGTCCGTCGCTGGGTGCGTTATCTGGGTCAGGGTGTGTCTCTATAAAGAAGTCTCTAACACCCAAAGCACTTGCCGCGCGAAGTAAACCAGGAACGTAATCCCTATTGCCGCCGCTACTACCTCCAAGGCCACCCGGCTTCTGTACGCTGTGTGTGGCATCAAAAACCACAGGGCAATCAAAAGTAGAAAGCATATAATCAATGCCGGTAAAATCAACAACCAAGTTGTTATATCCAAAACTAGTTCCTCGTTCAGTGATCCAAACTTCCTTAGCACCATCGGTTTTAGACAAAATGCCTTTCATGTCCCAGGGTGCTAGAAACTGTCCTTTTTTAATATTAACAATTTTATCTGTAGCACATACTGCTTTTAGTAGATCAGTTTGTCTACACAAAAATGCAGGAATCTGATAGACATCAACTGCATATTTAAATTCTCTTTCGATACGTGCAACTTGTACATGATCATGAACATCAGTAAGTGTTTTTACACCTAGTTCTACTTTTAGTTCTAGGAAGTGGTTAAGTGTTGCATTTATTCCAAGACCGCGCACTCCCTGTAAACTACTTCGATTAGCTTTATCATAACTTGCTTTAAAGTAATAATCAATATCATACTTGTCGCATACACGTTTGCATTCTTTTGCAATCTCTAAACTTTGCTGTAGTGATTCATGTTGGCAGGGTCCTGCTATAATTCTCATTGTTCTTCCTTTACAATGTAATAAGTTGTTACTAACTTATCCATTAATTTTTTAAGAGTAGTATTTGTTTTTGCCAATTTACACAAGTTTTGCCATTCACTGTAGTCAAATAAATCACCTTGTGCTCTAGCCATTCCTCCCGGATCTCCTCCAACAATCCAACGATCAATATCAGGCATATCTCGATAACGAGCATAGACAACTCCGTCAACTCGTTCGTATATCAGTGTCTCGCCGGGTATCATTACATCAATAGACTGTATTCTATAACTTCGCATTGTCTGCTAATATCTTTTACAAAAAATGCACAATCAGGTTTATGTCCGTCTCCTATTGGTACACTTAGTAATTGTCCATTTTTTAATTTTGGAAAATACCATTTTACATCTGTATAAAAATTTACAATATTAATATCTGCAAAGTTAGGTTTAAAACTTGATAACGGATTAAATATGAATGCTTCAAATCCTCTATCATTAATACTTGTTAAGGGTAGTATTTCTAGATCATTGCCGCTTTCTGAACAGCCTACAGCAATACTCCAATCAACTGGCATTGTAATTTCTTTGCCGCCAATTTCTAATACCATTGCCGGAGAACTAAACGATTCTAAAAAGATTAAAGGCACAAAAAAGAAATCAGGGTTTTTTGGATCACTGTTATCAAGTACACTAAAGCGTACATCGTCTTCTATTGTATCTGGTAGTTCGTCTAAATTGAAGCATTGGTTTTCTAAGGTTAATATTTTCATTAATTCCATTCCACTTTTTCTATTGTAAATGGGTACTCTGCTTCTTTGTAAAATTTCTTACGTTGGGTCAGATGTCGCTTCGCGAACTTACATGTTGATGTAAGATCCCATATTTGTACGAAGTCTTTGTCTTTTGCCTTTCTTACGCCTCTACCAATAGATTGGATTACCCGAACAAAAGACTTTCCAGGTTCAATAAGTACAAGATTAAAAATTCTAGGTATATTAAGTCCTACTGCCGCAACTCCATATGTTGCGATAATGACTTCATTGGTACCTTCTCTAATTGTATCATATGTTTCCTTACGGTCTTTTACTTTAACACTTCCACTAATGAAAGTACTATTGGGTATTAGTTCTGCTAACATTTCTCCTGCGGAGATTCTGTCTACTAATATAAGTGTGTTGCCTGATTCTTTTACTGTGTTTAATAGCTTGCCTATGTATTCAATTCTGTCTTTATTTGTAACAAGATATTTTAATTCTTCTTGATAACCAGTATGTGCTACGGTATCGATTAATTGTACTACGTTAACATGACATTTGGATAATACTCCTTTATCTTGTAACTCCTTGGCACTAATCTGCCCAATCACAGGACCTAGACTAGCATGAATACTTTCAAACTCAAACTTTTCTTTAGGAACAGTGCCGGTTAGTCCCCAGCGTATTGGAGCGTTGCGTAGGTTGCGAGTGAGAAGATTCTTGAGTACTTCTGCTTTGGCTTGGTGTACTTCGTCGACAATGATCGTGCTCACACCTTCTAGGAACTCAGCAAGTGATAACACTGCGCTGCCGTCCTTGTGCTTCTTGTCGAGAATATTTAAACTCTGCCAAGTGCAAATAGTGTGAGTCTTACCTAATTGTTTCCTGTCGCCGAAGTACACCCCTACGTCCAATCCACAGTTAATATAGTCTTCCTCTGTTTGCTCAACTAAGGACTTATTAGGCACAATTACAAGGCTACGCCCGTAAGGTTCACTGATGTGTGATAACGTAGCAGTTGTAATCGTCTTGCCTGCGCCTGTAGCAATTTGCTGTAGACTCTGTGGATTAGAAATAAAGTTGTTGATTGCATCAACTTGGTAATCTCGCAGAATAATTTCTTCACCTTCTGCAGGGTGTCCTTCCGGCCACACAACACCTTGGTCTGCCCAATAGCGTTCTGTTACTGGTTGAAATTCTAATTTAATTGGATGACGTCGATCTTCAATATCTACTATTTCAACATTATTTTTTTGTAACACTTGACTAACAACGTCAAGATGATTGACATAGCCAGTGCCGCCAATACCAAAAAAAGCAACCTTTCCATCCCATCGACCAAGTTTATATTGTGGCATGTACTTTGCGTAAGGCACTTCAAACTTGAGAGCGTTCGCGAGCTTCCTTCGTACGTCAATTTCTAGTCCTTCTATTTTGATGTTTACTTCATCTTCAATTATTAATTTACAACTAGCCATATAACTTTGAATACTCCCTAAACGGTGATATACTATCTTCTCTCCAAACAACTAAATCACAGTTAAAGCCTATATACGTATTAATTATACGATGTAGACTACTGCTAAAAGCAAACGCAGTTTGCGGTTTCCACTCTCCGCTTACTAATAATTTGGGTAACTTATCTTTACTAATATACACTATTTTTGTTGATTTGTCAACCCAATTATTTAATTTTCTATCTTTAATTAATTGATTAAATCCTGCATTGTTATCTTCTAGTCTAAATAAAACACTTTGTTCTTGTGGATCGATAATATCTCTATAATATGTAATCATAGAATGTAGTTGATCTTCTGCTTGTTCTTTATCTAAAATTACAAGCATCGGAAATCTATCAAGATCAAATAAACTGGTTAACAACTCATTTAGTCTTACGTCGGCTGGACGACAATGTACATAGATATCTTTTCTATATGCAATATCTTGTGTTAAGGAGTTAGCGTCACGTTTTACAAAGTCAGTTAGTCCATATCTAAATTTTCTGTCAATTAATTTTATAGGATCGTTGTTAATTTCTTCATCAATAATAGTTTTTAATTTATTGCTAACATTAATATTAGTAGCCGATTCATCAAATATACCGGGCACATGATCTTGGGGTGATAACTGTATATTCTTAATGTCCTTGTATACTTCTAATAGTTCCTCGTCAATTACAAATTCTTTGTTAGTAAATCGATCTAACAAATTTATTACATTACATTCAGTAAATTCAAAAGAATGTTTGTGAGAACCTTTTTGATGATGATATCCGTCACCTGCTCTAGTTGCAGCTTCTTGAACTAACACTATTTCTGTTTTTCTAAATGGAAATCTAACTACAATCCAATCTTCTACAATCTTAATATATTTGCTACGATCAATGTGTCGCAATGGTTGACGCAACTGATCAATAGCAAAATCAAAATCAATTTCTAAATTTATAAACTGATCTTTATAATGCGTTAACTTTTCTTGCATCAATGCAAGTTGTCTATCAGTTAGTGCTGTACCTTTAAACACTTGTCTAGCAATACTATGCATAATAGTCATGTCAGAAACATCGAGTTTTATAGGAGGTGCCTTCCGCAGATTAGCAGAGCATTCGAGTAAATCTTCAATAGTAGTTACGTTTATCATATTACTATTATAACTTATAATAGCATAGATGTCAAGTATTTAAGTGGGGTACCTTGAGATATTTCTTCAATTGTGTATTCAGTATGTGCGTAGTCATTGAGCCATTGTTGCCTATCTGGCATTAGAGGATCTTCTATATCGTAAAGAAAGTCTATGTCATTACCAACATCATAAGCAAGACTATGGGTGCTAACAAAAGCAGGAACACCATTGATACAAGAGTGTGTCCCTGGATTTGAGCTGTAACTGACAGTAGCCCACACGTTACTAAACCCCATATCAAAATCGTCATAGGTGCCGTTAACATGGTGTGGTTCCTGTCTGTGTACATTTTTAAGTCCACGTTCTATGTGTTCTAGTCTACAACGAGGATGTGGCCGAAATACAATCGGACGCTGTGTGTATTTACGTATTTCATCGTATGTATTTAAGAACCAATTACTCATACGTGGCATGTTTTGCCACTGTAAACTTTTATCGTGCTGTCCGCATACTAGAATAAAATCGCCGTTGGATCTCCAAGGCTTACAAACCAGTCCCAAGCTATCAGCCCTAGTCCTATCATTGTCTTTGTCACCAAAGTAAGCATCTCTGTTGATTCCATTTAATCCTACCTTCCATGTTGTTCCGCGTTCAATGCCACCTACTTCTAAAACAATAACTGGTCGATTTAGTTTGCGGTTTTGCTCCCACACTTGTTTATTGCGTGTCATACGTCCGTTCCACAAAACACTCCATATGACTGCAACATCATAATTACTATAATGATCCATTACTCTGTATGGTTCGTTATATATTACGGTATGCCCTGCATCGGTTATACTTTTTGCAAACGCTTCAAATACAGGCTTGGAATTTAATGCCCCATAATCTGTATATAAACAAAAAATCATTTTACTGTTTGCCAATACGATTCTGTTCTATCGGTCATTAGGTCTTTACGTTTTGACTTACCGTCAAACTTCCGTGCGCCTTTCATATGGTCCATCCATTTACCTAATTCACTATTAATTAACGGATGTCCGCCGCCTCCAGTTTTTGCAGTCTTATTATATATGTTTGCACTATAGTCGTGTGCTTTATCTTTAAAATCTAAAAATTTATTGTTTAATAGTTCTCCAAACACATAGCTGTCGTGCCACTCTTCAAGTTTAAAAATACCGTTGTCTGCATCTTCATACATGCGTTCGAATTCTTCAACAAAGCTGCACCCTACAGGATGATTCATATTAATACCATAGAACCCGCATTCTGGCCATGTCTGTGACCCTTTGCCTCTACCAACATATGTTATCCAATTATTATAAGGCAGTAGCTCTTCAAACTGTTTTAGACTCCAAGGCGAATGTACAAACGTATCTGCATCCATCCATACTACCCATTTACCAGTACCATAATTTTTTTCACAAGCATCAAACACAGCATAAGTTTTATTTGCAAAACGAATAGCATGCCATTTAAATTCCTTATGCCAATCTCTTGGTCTACGTGCTTTAATATCGGCAGGCGGTATACCATTTGCTTTCGGATCGTCCTTCCAACGCTCTTTAAATGCATTTAACTTAGGTAATGCTTCTTTTGCATCTAATATAGTAATTTGATTTGGGTCTGGATTAACTGGATTGCAATCTTCTGCATATACAACTAATTTTACTGCTTTGGCAACATTTTGTGCAAAGCTATCAATAAAACGCTGTCCGTATACTTCCATACCTTCCGGATGAAATGTTGTTACTACTATTATTTCTTGGCCCATTGTCGTAGATGCCTCCATGCTGTTCCGTCTGTAAGCTCATTTGATGTCCAATGCATTTGAGCAAGTTTCTGTATCCATACGTTTCTATCGTATAGTATTGGATTTTCTATTTTACTAATATCTGTGTTAGCAATATCTTTAGCTTGACTTCTTTCTGGATCTAATACAAATACTGGTACGCCTTCAATTGCTGCTGCAACAGCTGGACTTGAATTATAATTTACTACAACATGTGCCATTTCAAAATCAGTAAGAATTGATTCATTAGTTGTAACAAAAACATTTTGTAATTTATATTTGAGTAAGGAGGCTCTATGATTAGATGAATGACGGTCGCCTGGATGAAATCTAACTACTATTTTTCTATCTGAATGTTTTTTAATTTCCATTATTGTTTTTACAAGCCATGGCATAAGTTGTTGTCCGTCCATACTCCAGCCGCCATCACGTTGACAACAAATTAAAATAGTTTCTTTATTAGTACTCCACGGCTTTAATGACAAATTAAGATCTTTACTAATTTGCTCCCAACGATTAAGAGTAGGTTGCGAATTACAATATTCGCCTGTAGTAGGAAAAATTCCATCATAACTATATCTTAAATATTTTTTAGTATTTCCCGGATCAGCATATAAAAACAAATTAGAATCAATTATAATACTACGTTTATTATTTTTTTGTTGTGTATCAAACACATTCTTTCTTAAATTTAAATGTGTTACATTTTTACTTCCAGGATGTACAAAGCCTTGTACAACAGCAACATCGCTGTCAATTACTTTCCACTCATCTACAACTTTACCAATATCACCTACAGCATTTACACCCTTAATAAAGTTTATTAACACTTCGGGCTTTTCTGGGTTTCTATTTTTAGGTGGAATACCTTTTAGATAAGAAGCAACAGTTAACATCAATCATCACCATTTATCATGCGCCAGGCTGTTCCGTCTAGCATCTCTTGATGTGTAAATTGGCAATATGACAAATGTGCCATAAAAGCCGTCATAGTATCTTTGTCATGTACAGGAAGTTTTTCTACCTGTGACAAGTCATTGCCGGCTAAACTTGATGCAGCATTAGGACCTAGTGTAATAGCTGGCTTGCCATTTACTAATGCTTCTACTGCGGCAATACTGTTGTAGGTTATCAAACAATGTACATCATCTGATAATGCATCTTCAATAGTATCTGTTGATATCCGTTCTGATCTAATAGGCTTCATTCTTATTTCAATTGGTCTATCTGTATATTTTTTTAGTTCAGCTAATACATTCTTTGTCCACTCTTCTGCTACAGGTTGTCCAAATATTTTCATTACTTTATCACTAGGAGGACAAATAAGAATTTTACTTCCTGGCTTAAATTTTCTATACTTCCATGCATGTCTACGTAATCTATCTGTAGGACGATCAATTATTTCAAGTTGCTGTAAATTATTTTTAGTTATTCTATGCCAAATTTTTGCTTTACTTCTTTCATTGCCAAAGTATCCAGTGTCTATTGCGTAAAAGTCTCTTCCAGTATCCCAACAATGATTAATTGCTCGTTGACTGTTGCCACCCAGCCCTCTAATAACTAACGGAATTGAGGTATCTAATTCTTGATCAAAATCGCCAAGGCGTCCGTGAGTACCGCTACAAAATGCTTCTAATAAACGATCGTATGATAAATGCTTTTTGTCTATGTTTACATCTTCCGGATGTATTGCTACTACTTTGTAACCGCTTTTCTTTTTATTTCTAACCATATCGTCTATCTCTCTAATTACGTTGTCTGCCTTTACATTATAAAATTGACCAGTGGGATCAACTAAAGTTTTTAATAAATCATCAACTAATTTTTTTTTTGAATCGCTAAGTGTTAGCTGTGTTGGATATGTTACTGTATCTTTGTAGTCGTCTATAAGTTGCTGTTGATATTTGCGTTCAACTTTATAATATTCATTTGCATATTCACAGTCTTGATATTGTTCAAACCAAGGACCACCTTCTGTATAATGTAGCATTTTAGGCTTGCCATCTTTTGGCTCTTTATACCAGCCAACTAACCAATTCCATTCGTGTGAAATTTCTCCAATTTGATTGTCTGTTAACCAGCTAAATCTATGTAAGTAGGCTCCTGTAGTATCTAGATTATTAATTAACCCTAAGTTTAATTTAGCATTAGATATATGTGAACAATTAAACAATACACACGAACTCCAATTTTTACGTGGGTATACAGTTTGCTTCTGCCCGTCCATTTTTATACCTTCCTTAGGAGTATAATCATGGTGCGCACACATTACTGCATACTGATCGTCTGCTTGATCAAATAGTTCTTTAATATCAGTGAGGGCTACGAAGTCGCAATCAATGAATAATGCCCAGCCGTTGTACTCTGTTAGGTGTGGAACTAGGAAACGTGTAAATGTAAATTCAGTACTTGCTAACGGGTCTACTGGACGTTTGTATAGTTTTTCTTTTCTTAACACTCGTTGATTAAGTGGAATAATTTCTACAGGTACACTAACAGTATCGAGAATACTTTGTTTACATACTTGAAATGCAATATCCTCTCTCGTGTCGTATCCTACAAAAATTTTTAGTGGTTGCATTAGTCTCTTCTTTCGATATCTTCTTCAATGCACTCACTACCCCATTGTATTTCTAGTATGTGTGCGTTTTCTGTTCCGGGGTTACTTGGCTTGTGCCAAACTTCTTTGCCAATTTCATAAGGCAATCTGTGCGGTTCTAATAATACTGTGCTAGTTGTAGATTTCCATTCAGTTTTCATATCTACAACACCTTCTAATATCATCCATTGTTCAGAACGTTTAAAATGTTTTTGATCACTTAAACTTTTGCCAGGATAAATTACAAGTTCTTTTACTTTATAACCTTTTTCAGGTTTATGATCTAACACACGCCAGTAACCCCAGTCACGTTCTGTCTTTTGTGTTTTCCATTCGTCAAGTATCCAACTGCTACTATTGGCTTTGTTCTCACCGCCGATGCCAAACGCAAAATCTACATAAGGCATGTTACCGTATGTTGCATACTCAGGCGTAGTTGTGTTAGTTCTATCGCCGCCGTTAGCAAAAATAAGTTTTGTTCCACTACTGTGTGTGCTTAGTGTTTGAAAAATTGCTTGGCATGCGCTATCATCGCTATCATCAAATCCTATAACTTTGTCTACAACACTAAGTTCTTTAATGATAGCAGCACGTTCTTCAAAAGGCATAAACGGTCTACCTTTCTTGCGTGTTAGCCAATCGTCTGAATTCACTCCAACAATTAACTTTGTACCTAATTTTTTTGCTTCTTTAAAATAGGCTATGTGCCCTGAGTGTAAGGGATCAAAGCCACCTGTTACTAATACAACATTGCTCATGTAGATATTTATGTACGCAGTTTATGTGTGTTTTGATAAATGAAACCACGGATCACCTCTAGCTATTTCATCTTCTCGCCACTGGCAATATCCTAAATTATAAAGCCATTGATTGCGATCAAACATTATAGGATTTTCTAAATCTTTTAAATCCTTGTTGCTACAGTCCCATGCCATTGAACTAGCACACATACTAAAAGTTGGTATACCTTCACATATACTTTCTGTCAGTGCATTTGAGTTGAATCCTACTACTGCCCAAGCATTACCAAAGTCAGCATACAGCCCATCTCCGCCTTCTAACAATGCTGCACCGTGTGTATTTTTACTAATGTCTACATCAAAATCTTTTAGAGCTTCTAGTTGCCTATCTTGACGTAAAGGATGCATACGTACACGTATTGGCCTATCTGTATACTTTTTAATTTCTTGTATAGTATATTTTATAAACTGTTGATACGATCCATGTTTGTCTATAAGTTTTTTTAAACTACTGTCGCCAGGACGTTGTAATACTAATAATATATAATCGCCAGTTGTGCGCCAATCTTTTATTTCTATTGATTGTTCTTTTTGTATACGTAGCCAGCGATCTGAAGGACTATTAGCATTACAATAGTTGCCATCGTCTTGATAATAACTTGTCCAACTATACCTATGATAGGACATAGGATTTGGAGGTTGTATCATGTTGCGTCTAAACACAGCACTTTCAACAACTAAAAATGGTTTGTTACTGTCTAATATAAATTGATAATATTGATTAAGTTTTTTACGCTTTTGTCCTAAAATATTATTTTGTATATAAACATCTGCAGATTGTATTGTATCTTGATCTGCCCATGGGACTATTTTAAAATTAGGAAGATTTGGTATAGGATGATTCCTATACATTTCTTCAATGCCAATTACTAATTCCATGCAAATATATAATCTTTTCTAACGTTTGACATTTCAATAGCACCTAATGACTTTAGGTATTCGCCAGCACAGTATTCAGTATCAGGATGTTGCTCAACTACAATTACAGGTTTGTATTTCATAATAGTTTTTTCAGCACCCTGTAACACTTGCATGTCGTGGCGTTCACAATCAACTTTTAGTAATCCAAATTTAGATAGGTTTAAGTCGTCTAATTTTTTAATTTCTATTGGTCCTGTGCCTATGTTAGAAACATGACTCGCTCCGGTATTTACTTGATTGAATTGCATTTCTATATTACTATTAACGTTACCTAATGCATGTTCGTGTATTGTAACAGGTAAACCTTTTACGTTAAGTTTTAAACATTCGAGTACTTGATTCATAGGCTCAAATGCAATTACACTATTAAATTTTTCTGTTAAAGGCTTTGCCCATAAACCTACGTTTGCTCCAACATCAATTGCTAGGTTAAAGTCTACAACATATTTGTATGCTTCATCTCTAACATCATTTTGATATTGTGGCAATCCGCCATTGTTTACTTGCTTTTGAATTAATCTACTAAAATGGATATCACTGTCAGGCATCCAATAATTAAATACTTCTTTCATTTTATGAATCCCTTAAATGGCACCAAATACTTTTCTGTAACTTTTTGTTCACCTTTGAGAGTTAAAAATACAGTGTCAGGTTTGGGCTTTGCTATCCTTATCCATTTATTATCAATTGGCGTATAGTTGTACTTATCTGCTAGACTACATAATATATCTTGGTCTCGGCCCCACAGCCAATCATCAACAGGTTCTTCTAGTAATCTACTAGCATATACATTCCTAAAGTCGTCACTCTTAAACGCAACTAATCCGGCTAACCATCTGTCTGCCTTATGATGTTTTAGTACATGTTGATGTGAGAATATAGATGCAAATTCATCTATACTAAACGGCCTTGCACATATAGTGTCTGCGTCAAGTGTAATAAATTGTTCTTCTATTGGTATTTTTGATGCGCACAAAAATCTTACAGCTTGTAAATATGCAATCCTTGATTCGTCATTTTTAAAAGTTTTAGTTTCAAGTGTATACTTTACATAAGGAAGTTGTATTAGTTTATTATGATTTACTACGTGACAGCGGAGTGTTAACTTAGGGCAGTGGTAGTGTATACTTTTAAGTAAATTTTCTGCCCAGTCGTTATAATATTTTTGATCACATGCAATTAATATACTATATTGAGGCATCTTCCATGCCTGCAACTCTTAGCTTAACTACATTAGTAATTTGCCATTGTTTTTGATCCAGTGCTTTAAGAACACCTAACCATTTGTTTCGTACAAGTGCAAACTCGTTGATAATTTTTTCGTAGTCAACAACGTCTGCCTCACCGTCTACGTATTTTTCAACGTCACGGCTTGACAGAGCTCGTTGATAATTTTCGAGATATTTCTTAAAGAACGAACTGCGCAATCTACGCAGTTCGATATTTAAGTAGTTTAAGATTGCTTCAATTTCTTGTAACTGATTAAAACGGTGTTCAACAAGGCCTGGCATAGCAGCCGCAGACTTTTCAACATTACCTACAAGTTTGCATTCTGCACGAGCTTGGATTAATTCTTGCTCGAAGTGTGCTATTGCATCAGGTATTCTACTTATGTCGCGACTTACTTCGCTATACCATCCCATTATTCATCCCATTCTTCTTCATCGTCATCTATATTATCTAGGTCTAGATAATAATGAATAGCTTCATCTAATGTTGCATCATGACCCATTACTTCTTTCAACATTTCATCTGAAACTCCGTAATCGGCCATAAGATCAATAAATTTTTCAGCTACAATTTCTATTTGTTTTTTGTCTAGATATTCCTTAAACAAAGTCCAAATGTCGGCAATGTTCTCTTCATTCATTAAACGCTTCCTCAATAAGATTATCGTCAGTTGCTTCTTCGTCGTCAACTTCAGCGGTATTTACCACTTGTGACTCTTTTACTAAGTAGTCTGACATAACTTTATCGAGGTTTTCGCCTACCCACTTTTTACGATAGTCAAGGATCTCTTCACCATCAAGTGTAGTGTACGCAAGTCTGTTTCCTTGCTTTTTAATAATGTCTTTTGCTTCAAACAGTTCAAGCAAGCCACTATACGGATTCATACCAGTTTCGTATGGAATCTTAACTTGTACACCTTCAAAAGGTTTAGCGTAACGAGTCTTCATAACTTTACAGCCAGCACGGATACCCATAACTTGACTGATCTTGTTACCATCTTCGTCTTCTTTTAGTTTAAGTTTCTTCATAGCAACAACAATACTTGATGCATAAATGAAGCCTTGTCCACCACTGATCTTGTCATCTGGATCAAACATATCTTGTGATGCATATGTGTGATTAGTACATACAAGTCCTACGTTATGTGAACCAATCATGTTAACTGTGTTACGAACAAGTGAAGTTAATGCCTTAGGCTTACGACCCATATCACCTTTCATGTCACCTTTGTTAAACTGATCAACATCTGTAGGTGTTAGCAACATACCTAAACTATCAATAACGAACAACACCTTAGGACGGTCTTCTTCGTTCATTGCTTTGTAGTCTGTCATAAACGTACTAATAGTTTTAGCAACGTCATCAATCATTGACATGTTGAGTTTTAGTAGTTTGTCTTCTGATGTGTCTACATTAAGAGCATGTAGCCACGATTCGTCAAGTGCGTTCTCTGAGTCAATTAGTACTACAAAGATGCCTTGTTCTTGTGCTGCTTTTACAATGTTGCCTGCACAGATATAACTTTTACCTGCGCCTGACTCTCCTGCAAACACCGTTACCTTACCCATCGGAACACCTCTGTTGAAGTCTCCTGAAATAAGATAGTTGAGTGCGAAGTTACCTGTACTAATCCAATCAGTAGGATCGTTAAATCCTGCACTCATACCTGATATGGACTTAGTTAGTGCCGTCCGAAACTTAGTCGGATCAAATGCCTTATTAGCCATATTATTCTCCTAATCTAAAAAGCTATATGGGGGACTTCTCCCCCATAAATTATTACTGTTGACGTGACCTAATCATTGCCAAGATATCTTGAGCATTGCCACCTTCTGTAGGCGCTGCTTCAGCCGCTGGCGCTGGAGTTGCTTCTGGCGCTGGTGCAGTTTCTACTACTGGTGTCGGTGCTACTGGCGCACTTTGACTTACAGCAGTTGCTTGTGGGCTTGCTGCTACTTGGGGATCACCAGTACGTGCTTGCATACCTGCAGGACGGAAATAGTTGCTCCATCGATCAGGATCGTATGCTTCGCCGTCTACTGACGCTTCAAACATCTCCTGCATCACTTTTTGTGCAGTTGCGTCTGGCTGTTTAGGTAGGAAATCTGACAACGTAAACAGACCGTGTGTATCAATTGCAGACATTTCTGCATCACCTAATGGACGATCTCTACGTGCCCAGTTTGATGTGCCATAGTCTGCATAGCCGCCTTTGCTTGTCTTGTTAAGACGGAAGTCTACACCTGCTGTATAGTCAGTTGGCATTTCTTCCATGTCTGGATCCATTAATGCTGTCTTAATGATCTGGAAGATTTGTGGACCAATAATGAAACGCCTAATAGGATTATCAGGTGCTTGATCATCAGCAATTGGATTATCTGTTACGAAGCCTTGAAATACATATGAACGCTTCTTCCAATACTTACGACCCATGTCTTCAAGACTTGAATCTTTAAACCAGCCACGCACTTCATTAAGAATGTTACATGTCTCGCCGTACATTTCCATACATGGAATTTGTACTTGTACTGGACGTGAATCAGTTTCACCTTTAATACCTGCGAAAGGAAGTTTGATCATCAAACGTTCTTTCCAAAAGAAAGTATTATCTGCGTCTCCATCAGGAAGGAAACGTAGAGTACAACTCTCGCCTTCTTTAATATTCCAAAATGGGTAAATTGGGTTTGGACCGTTTGATCCGCTTCCGCCGCCTGATGCACGGCTTTCTTGTTCTTTTAGTTTAGCTCGAATTTCTGCTAATGATGCCATAGTTAATGCCTCCTATAAATGCCTATGTCGTGTTATGTAGCTACATTGCTACGTTGTGCCTATTAAGTTTGTAGCACAGTTATTAGTATAACATCGCTACAATATTTGTCAAGTCTTTTTTAAAGAAAAAGAAATAAAACTTATAAGTGGGTTAGCTAGTTATCTTAAACCAGCTAACTCTCTCATTCTTTCATATTCGTCTGGTGCTTCCATTTGCTGTGGTTGTGTATGCATTTGGAACTCTTCAAACTTTGCTTGTATTTGTTCAATAAACGCCTTAGCAGGTTCTATGAACTGCTCGCCGTAATCTTTTTCTACCATTGTTAATACTGCTGTTTCGCCTTTTGGAAATTCGCCTGATTCTTTATCAAAATAACTCAGTATAAATTCGCCTAATGGTGTCTTATCGTCCTTTTCAAGTGTAATCTCGTCACCGTCTGGACCATCAATTTTATCGCCTTTTTTCTTGCCGTTCATTTTGGCTTTCTTTACAGCGTGTGCGTATGCATTGCCTTCGTCAGTGTCGTCTTCTTTTTTGTTTCTATCAAAGTCTGTTGTATATAGATATTCCATTACAGGATACAATGCAGTTACAATAGCATTACCGAAACGTGCGTTCTTACCCGAACCTGGCTTAGTTTCTAATTTCTTTGCTTCGCCACGTAGTTTCATCATTCCTTCAATTGCAGCTTTGGCATTTTTGTCTAGTCCGCTAAATCCATTTGTTCTTGCTTCAATAAATGAATACACATCCCATACATCGCTTACGTACTGATTTGCTAAGTTGCCTTGATCGTCATCTTGTCCACGTTCGATTGCTTTTCCTTTGCCACGTAGTGCGCCTAGTACTTCAACTGCATCTTTACTTGTGTTAATGTATGCTTCTTCAAGATCGTCTTCTTCCATAGAAGCAGTTTGCATGTTGTCATCGTCTTTGCTTTTAAGCATGTCAATTACTTTTTTGCCGCCATATAATAATGCAACTACTGCTAGTGCAGGTAGTGCGTATTTTGCTGCCATTGCTGCAACTTGTTTAACTGCATTACCGCCTAAAAATGCTGAAATCTCACCCTGAATAGCTTCAACTCCGCCTTCAGCTTTTGCAATTAAATCACTTGCTGAAGTTGCAAGGTCGCTTGCCATGTCGCCTACTGCATCAATAGCATCGCCTGCTTTTTTGCCAACATATGCGCCACCGCCTACTGCTGCTGTAGTTCCTGGATTTTTAATTGCTACTTTGCCTGCGCCTTTAGCAACTGTGCCTGCGCCTTGCGCTCCTTTAGTAAGTATCTTTGCGCCTATCTGTATAAGTTTTGGTGCTGCTATTCTTGCCGCAGTTATTAATGCAGGAATAGCTAATGCTGGAAAAAATTCGTCTGTACGTTCTTCACCAAACTGACCCATCATTTCTTCAAAGCCTTGCTCTATTTCAATTTCTTCTCTTGATAAACGGTTTTTAGCTTTTTTTGCTTTATCTGCCTTGTCCATATGGCTATGATAATAATCTGACTTCATTTGTCCAATCTCATCAGGCGTTTTTCCACTTGTGTCAATTCCTGATTTATCAAAATTTGCAAGGTCTGATTTTTTATATTGTTTGTCAAGTTTTCTTTTCATTAAAGTTTTACCGACACCTTTAAATGGACCTTCTTCTACCGACTTGTCTTTTTTCGCCCGTTCCTTTGCCTCTGCATCTGCTTTTGCATTGCCTGCTTTTTTCATTGCTTCAATGCCTTTGCTTGCTTCGTCAACCAATTCTTCTGGCCCTAGTTCTGTTGCTTTAGTAGCTTCACTTACTAGTTTATAAATGTACGGAAATACATCTGATAGTTCTTCGTTAAACTGTTTGATAGTTAATTGGTCAATCCAGTTTTCTTTTACGTCTGCTGGTACATCTTCCATTATTGGTGTTTCAAATGCTGCAAATGCTTCTGCATAGTATGCTGGCTTTTGAAGTGATGCAATTGTTTTCTTAACTGTACTAATACGCTCTTTAACAACATCTACATACCCTGCTAGGCTTTCTGCCATTACAGCTGAACGGCCCATGTAGTTTTTAAACTTGCGTAATTTTGCCATCTCTTCTGATAAACCTACAATATGTTTACCAAAGTCATCATATGTGTTTCCACCTTCTGCAACGTGTCTTGCCATTGCTCTAGCACCACTTAGGTGTTTGAATGGATAACGGAATCTTTCGCCATCAGCACTTTCAATATAAATTTTACCAATTTTTTGTGTACGTCCTGTTGCACTTTCTTGATTAACACCTTCAGTGTGTTTAATTACAATACGTGCTTCGCCTA